TTGCGATGCCGATGTAGAGCTTCCATCCAGTGGGCAAGCGGAGATTGAGCGGGAAGATGATCGTCGGGGTGGCGGCGGTATTCGTGGCGGTCGTTGCCGGGAGCGCGATCTGATCGATCGGACAGTTATTGGTCGCCGTGCCAACGGCTGAGCCGTTATTGGCGAAGAGCCTAGCCACCGTCGCGACATTGGTTCCCGACGCGACGCAACGGATTTGCGAGATGAACGACCCGTTCGACCCCACCGTGTGCAACAGCACATAATTAGCGGAAATGCCGGTATAGTCGGCAGCTGCCAATGTGACGGGCTGGCCGGCGCCAGTCGTCCCGTTGGTGGAGATATCCGGTGTCAGGCTGAAAATGGGTGATGTGTTCGCGGCCATGATTTACCTCAAGCGCTGAAAGCCCCGGCGGCCATTGTGATGAGCTTGCCGAAGTCGGTTGATGCCCCGCCGCCACCCGTTCCATTGGCAGCCGCAGTAACGCGGCCCTTGGCGTCGACGGTGATGTTCGCAGCGGTGTAGGAGCCAGCAGTCACGCCGCTATTCGCCAAGGTCGTGACCAGTGATCCGCTGGTAGTGACATCTCCGGACAGATCCCCGTTCGTAACCGAAGATGCTCCGGAGAATTTCGTGATATTTCCCGAGGCCGGGCTTCCGGTGGTCGTGACCGTTCCGGTGATTGTGCAGGTGAGAGAACCCGACGATAGGGACAAGCCGGATCCGACCGTGATTTCCTCGACCGCTCCAGATGAGGCTGTGGTTCGACCGAGCAACCGAGCCGTAGCCATTGTCAGGCCCGAGCCGGTGATCGCTCCGGTCTTTGCCGCTCCCAGCGACGAATAATCGATCGTCACTGCTGCTGAACCGTTGAATGTCCCTCCCGCCGCCGCCCCCCCGCTGGTGGCGAAGGTCAGCGGATTCGCGGTTGTGGCCCCCGTGAGACTGATAAGCACATTTGCCGCCGCCGTGAGCCTTCCCTGGGCGTCAACGGTGAATGTTCCGACATGGGTTGCATCGCCATAAGAACCGGGAGTGACGGCCGTGTTCTTGAGGTCCGCCGTAATCAGGCCGGTTGCGTCGACATAAGTAAAATCGATCGTCGCGGTGTCGGTTAGGGAAGCGCCGATCACGTCTTGGATGCGTTCTGTCTCGGCCGTAATATTGATCCCGAGCGTCCGGTCTGCCGACAGGTCCCCCCCTCCGGTCAGCGTTCCGTCTGTGAGGATCTGGCGGGATTCGTCGACCTTGGCGAACAGCAGGCCCGGCAATTGCTCGCGAACCATCCGAATGAAGGCTTCAATATCTCTGACGGTGCGCGGGTCTTTGACGAACGCGGCGATTTGCTCACGAGTGATGTTGAAGGTCGGGGCGACGGTATCAGCCACTTAATGGCTCCAACTCGGCTTCTAGCCGAGAGAAGCTGACGGGAGTTCCGCTGATCCCTCTGAACCTGAACGAGCGCCATTGCCGGAGAAAGCCGTTGCGGCGCCATGCGACCCTCAGGCCTCTTTGCCCCGTGAAGCCAGACCTCGCGGCGCGCTCCTGGCTGTATTCAACCCCATCGTCGGTCCATCTCATGAAAACGCGAGGTTCAACACCGGGATCGGCGCGGCCGTAGAAACCCACCAATTCAAGGTTATGACAGACTGCCCCCCTGCCTTGCGAATAGACGAGCTGGGCGTCGAACTGCCATGCCGCCTGATCCCCGAACTGATTGTCGTGAAGGTCGGTCAGGACACCGAGATCGGAAGAGATTAAGTCACCGCAATGCCATGCCCCGTAAGCAAGGGTGAAGTTCCTCGCCCGGTACGGAGAAAGGCCGTCAGTCCCAGAGGCCAGCCGATACCAAGCCGGGACCTCAAGCGCCTGCGAGGCGAGTTGCGAGTAAACCAGTGTTTGGTCGGGGAGGTGAAGGTAGAGGTCCTTAGCTCCGGCCCCCTCTCTCGCTTCCAAAATGATGTCAGCGAGATCCTCGTCGGACAAAGCCGCCAGTAGGCGATCGATCTCGCGGGTTGAGATGGTAGTGGCTTGACCCTCGCCGAGAAGATAAACCTGAGGCTGTTCGTTTCTCCCAGATCCAACCATCGCATAGGTTTCGAGAAAGCGGCATTTGGCGTGGGTTCCCACCGCCCCCTTGTCGATCTGGGCTCCTCTGTTGCGCTCGAACGGGAATCCCGTGGTCCCGGCGTTGAAGAAGAACTCCGTGGTAGTGCGATTGAAGGCGATTAATTCTCCTCTTCGCGTGCCAAGGCCGAGAATGGGGTCAGGATCGGCTTCCGAAGAGCCGTATTTCAGGGGATCGACGGCAGTTGGGTCATTGAGCTCGGTGATGACGATCGACGTTCCATCCGTGGTGATGAAATAGCCGTCCTGCCAGACGAGATCGATGACGTCGCCGAGATCGGTATCCGTGACCTGAACAAAGCCGTTCGTCGTATCATAGAGGAAGAGGTTTCTGTTTCTCGCCACCGCCAAGCGGTCGAACGAGAAGGTCATCGACCCTTGTCCGGTCCCACCAACGGTCCCGATCTGGGTTACGATCCCAGCATCGGAGACTTTGACGAGCTTGGTCCCGGAAATGCGGTAAAGAACCCCATTCCAGACGATCCCGCCGCCGTCTTTGCCCTTGCCGGCGGCGAAAGTGTCGATTCCGGGAGCCGAGCGGAGGTATCCCGTCGAAATCCCCGTCTCTTCGGCGTTGGGAACCAGGTTCAAGGGGTAGCTGTGCTCGAAATCCGGCCCGCGCTGGCTGTAGACGCCGCTTAAAATCCCTATCTGCATGACGGGAAGAAGCGGCGGCCGAGAAAGCGGTCATTCCCCGCACCCGTGGGCAGTCTGTTGGGAAGTTGGTACTCGAATCTCCGAGCATATTTGCAGAAAAACTCGGATCGGCTTTCCGCAGCCTGTTTCGCAAGGCCGGGAGCGGGCGACTTGCCGTAATCCGGCGCCAGAGCGAGGGCGAGATTGGAAATGAACGTGTCAACGTCCTCTTCCCTGATTCCCGCGCTGTCTGATGGAATTGAAGTCCCGTTTGTCGCGGGCTGGACATATCCGAACGGCTCCAGCTTCCCCTGCCACCGAGCCGCTAGACTATCCAACTGGCGAAGGGCCGAGTTATCCTCTTCGGCTTCCGTGTCGAACACATAGTTGGCGATGCCCAATTTTCCCAAGGCCCTGATGACGATGCTGCCTTTAGTGATCGAGGAAGCCGGATCGAGCGCATCCGCGTCCGTCGCAATCCTGAGATTGATGGAGCGAGTGATCTCTTGCTCAAGCGCGGTGACGACAGTGAGGCTGAGAACCGCCGTTTCGCTTGCTGCGCCGCCGGAGACGATGACATATGCTGCTCGGAGGTCAGGGGGCACCTCCTCCAGCGTCACCGTCCCCGACGTGACCGCAAAAACTGCGGTCGAGATCGTGTCCGGATAAATCTCCGACAGGTCGTAGGAATAGAGCCGTGCGTCAGCCGGAGATTTGGGCATCCAGTCCATGAACCGGACGATAGACGCTTAGCGCTTCCTGGCTGCCTTTTCTGAAGGCTTCTTCGCCTTGGCTTTCGGCTTAGGTTTCGGGGCTGGTTCCGGTTCTGCTGCTGGCTCGGGCTCCTCAAGAGGGCGAAGCAGCCAGTTCTGGTTCAGCTTGGCCGCCTCTTCGTTGGCGTCGTTGACGATGCAGCGCTCGTAAAACCTGCCGTAGAAGATTTCCGGCCCTCCGGGGCGGAACATTGTCTTTGGGTAGCTCATGCTGCCTCCTTCTCCCTGATCTTGGCGCTAAGGCTCATCAGGAACTTGTGAAAATTCCCCGGATAGGCACTGGCCTTTGAGTGATGGGTGATATCTAGGTCGGGAATGACCCAAATCTCCCCGCCCATGTCTCGCCAACGCCGTGAAAAAGCATAGTCCTCGCCCCACCACACACCTTCGTGCGCGCCGTGATTGAACAGGTCGACCGAAGGGGCATAGCGCGGACCGAAGCACAGCTCCGGATAGGCGCCCATGAACGCATCTATTGCCGTTGCTTCGACCTTGAGGAACCCTGCCGGGATCCATTCGGCCTTCACGCATCCGTCATCCCTGACAATCGGCCGTCCCGCTTCATCTTCGGCGAGGCGGCCCATGTACTTCTCTTCGTCCATCTTGAAGCGATAGGCGCCGGAAACGACCTCTCCCTGCGTCTGGATCAGTTTGACCAACGCTTCAGGAGGAAACGACAAATCGTAATCCAGAAAGATGATGATGTCGGCCTTGGCGTCCAGCGCCTTTCTAAGCATCGTGGCCCGAGCCGATGAAATGTATGGACAGCCGACCTCGAACACCATCTTATGGTCGTATCCGGCTGCATCCAAAGCAGGAACGGACGCCTCGATCGCTTTGACCAAGGCGTCCGTTGGCTTTTCAAGGCACGGGCAGCAAAAAACCACCCTTGCCTTA